GGCAGGACAGCACCATCAGAAATTGTGTTGATGTAATTGCGCGAAATGTAGCCAAAACTAAGGCTAATCACATTAGAAGAATTAATAATAAATTACAAAAAACAGACAGTCAGCTTGATTATTTTTTATCAACAAGACCTAATCCGTATACATCAGCATACGATTTTGTTTATAAACAGATTTGTCAGCTATTGATATACAACAACGCATTCGTTTACGTTCAGACCGATAATACAGGAAATGTAACAGGACTATACAATATTGATTTTAATCAATTGGAATTAAAAGAAACTAATGATAATCAACTGTACTGCAAATTTTATTTTCTGAATCAAAATGTGGTTGTTCCATATTCTGATATGATACATTTACGCCGTAACTATTTCAATAACGAGATTTTTGGAAGTGATAACCGCTTACTGCAAGAACCAGTTCAGATTCTAAAAAGTATCAAACAGAGCTTACAAAACGCCGTCGTCAATTCAACGAAATTACGTGGATACTTAAAAGCACCTGTTGTGGTAGCAGATTCGGACGATAAGGATAATATTTTGCAACGATTTATTTCAACTTTTACGGGCAAAAATAAATATGGCATTGCGGTACTAGACCAATCAACTGATTATGTTAATCTGTCTAACGATTTAGAAACAGTCGATAAAGACCAGCTTAATTATTGTCGAGAGGATATATATAGATTTTGGGGTGTAAATAGCAAAATCATAGAGGGAAATTTCACTGAAGAGGATTATGTATCATTTTATGAAAGTACGATTGAACCAATCTTGATTCAGATGGGGCAGGAATACTCGTATAAAATTTTCACGCAAAGAGAGCAAAGTTTTGGGAATGAAATTGTATTCAGCAGTAACAGATTGGAATATTCAAGCCTTAAAAATAAAGTGTCATTGGTTCACGAGCTGATTCCAACAGGAATCCTAACGGGGAACGAGGTTAGAAGCATTTTCGGTTTTTCTGAGCGTGATGATTTGGATGAAAGACTTGTAAGCCTGAATTATGTAAAAGCAGACGACCAAACAAAGTATCAAACAGGACAAGATGAACAAACAACGGAGGGAGAGCAAAATAATGGAACAGAAACAGAGGAAACAGATGGAACTGAGAACGACAATTGATAATATTGAGACTCAGGAAAATGGTGATTGTGTTGTATCAGGCAAGGCGATTTGTTTTAATGACCGCCAATTGATTTACACTGACAGATTCGGTGTAAACTATTATGAAATGATTGATTCACATGCATTAGATAATTGTGACCTGTCAGATGTGTGTCTGAAATATAATCACGGTTCAGAAAAACTTGACATTTTGGCTCGTGTTCGCCAAAAAACATTAACGCTTGAAATCAAAGACGATGGATTATATTTTCAGGCAACGTTAACCAGCAATTTAGGTCAGGATGTATATAAAGCCGTTCAAGAGCGAGAGATTACAGGGTGCAGTTTTGGTTTTTTTGTGGACGATGATTCTTACGATGATATGACTAACACGCGCACAATTCTGTCAATCGAAACACTAACTGAAATATCTATCGTTGATGAACCTGCATATAGTAATACATCGGTTGAAGCAAGGGATTACTATCAGGCAATCGAAAAAATGAAAGAGATTGAGCAGGAAAAACGTCAAAAACTCATACTTTTATCAATGATTTGACTATATATAGTAATCGCGCAAAACTAAACTACAATATATTGATTATACTATGATATTATAATTGATTTTTGACGTTTTTGAGAGCTGAAAAAACTGAAATCGCACCAAACGCGCTGAGAGCCGTTTAGAGAGGTTTTACCGTTCACATGAACAAGCTATAGTATAACGGCAAAAAAGCCGCTACAAGCAATTCTACGAGGTCGTAAGCTATTGTTTTTAAAACATTGTTGACGAATAGAATAAGTTACTACTCTAAGTAGCAAAAAACAAAAAACGAAATAAAAAGAGTATTACCTTTAGAGGGCAGATTTATTTACAAATCTGTCTTTTTTAATGCCATTTTGCAGACTGGATAGATGTGAGATAAAAAGCTGGATAGCTGGCATAAGGAAATAATAAAAAATATATGAGGTGTAATAATAATGGACAACAAGAGATTAAACGAAATCAATCAGCGTAAAATCGAAATCCGTTCAATGCTGGAATCTGATAAAGAAATCAACATCGAAGAAACACGCGCTGAGCTTGAAAAGCTGAACAAAGAGGCAGAGGAAATCAGAGCACGCAAAACGATTGCAGATGAAATCAAAGATGAAAAAGTTGAAACGAAAACTATTGAAAAACCGGAGGTAAGAGAAAAGATGGAAAATAAAGCAGATAAGAATGTAGAATATCGTAACGCATTCAAAAATTATGTAGCAACAGGTGAAAAATCCGAAGAATTGCGTGCAATCGCTACTAATTCCACGCCAATCCCATCAACAATTGTTAATCAGATTGTTACTAAATTGCGTAACAATGGACAGATTTTGCCGTTGATTAATCACACGCATTTTGAAAAAGGTTCACAAGTTCCAGTTAGCTCTATTATGCCAGTTGCAACATTCGTCAAAGAGGGTGCTACGTCCGACAAGCAGGTTGGCGGTTATGCTTTTGTGACATTCAACGGCTACAAATTGCGTTGCGCTGTCGCTGTTACGCTTGAGGTTGATACGATGGCACTTGATGATTTTGAACGCGTAATTTCAGAAAACATTGCCAATGCAATGACAGAAGCGCTCGAACAGGCGATTGTTTCTCAGGATAACGGGAAAGCGACCAACATTAAAGTTGGAAAACCTGAAGGAATCCTGAGTAATACACCAGCTCTTGCCATCGAAACCGCCGCAGTTGATTATGATACGTTAATCAATGCTGAAGCAGGAGTTCCGTCACAGTACGAAGCAGGTAGCGTATACGTTATGAGTAAGGCAACTTTCCTGAGTCTCAAGTCTGTCAAGGATGCCAATAAACGTCCAATCCTAGATACTAACGATATCATGAATCACACGTTGTTAGGTCGTAACGTTGTATTGTGCGATTATCTCCCAACAATGGACAAGGCAGTAGCAGGTGATGTTGTAGCGTTCATTTTCCGTATGAAGGATTATACGCTTAACACGGCACTTGATGTACAAATCAAACAGTACGAAGACAATGAAACTGATGATATTGTCCGCAAGGCTATTATGTTGGTTGACGGTCACGTTATTGATAATTCCAGCCTTGTAACTATTAAGAAAAAGGCTTCTGCTTAATCATCTAATATAAGGTAATTGGCAGGAAAATTAATCCTGCCTTTTGCTTTAATAAAATTTGAGGTGATTAAAAATGACACTGGAAGATATTAAATTATATTGTCGTATTGATTCTGACGATGAGGATGCTTTACTGCTGCCACTTATTGAAACCGCTAAACAATTTTTAACTGAATCTGCACACGTAACTTATGACGAAAAAAATAATTTGCACGAATTATTCATAAAATTATTAGTTGCTAATTGGTATGAAAATAGACTAATGAATCAGGGGAATGACAAGGAAATACCTTACTCATTATCTTGTATTCTTAATCATATTGCAATCCATGAAGGTGCAAAATCATGATGAACATTGGAAAAATGAACAAAAGATTGCAGGTTGTGAAAAACGTAAAAGTTGCAGAGGATGAAGGTTTCGGGGAAAAATACGATTGGCAAACCATCAAAACTGTATGGACTGAGCAACTAAAACAACGTATAACGCCAATCGCGCAAAATGGTGATGGCGAATCAGTTGTAGTAACGCAAGGTTTTAAAATTAGAAAAACCGATATTGCAAAAGGTTATCGTGTTATATGCAGTAATGTCACGTATGATGTTATAGATGTAGATACGTCTGATAATAGTTGCTATGTGCTAACTTGCAAGGTGATAAAATTATGAGCGCATTTCAAATTAACTGCGATATCGAAAAAGCAGTATATAAAGCAACAGCAGATATAAGCAGATACAATAAAGAAACACGTGAAAAAATCATAAATGCGGTAGCTGATGGTGTGAAAGCAGTAGCCGAAACAGCAACAAGACTTGCACCTGCGGGCGAAACTGGAAACCTAAAAGCTGGAATCAAGCAAAATATGGGGCGCGGTGCATACGGTGAAATAAAATCAACAGCACAGCACAGCCATTTGGTTGAATTTGGGTCGGCAGAAAGAATTGTATACAATCGCAAAAATAAGCAAGCAATGGTTATTAATGGTGATTTTGTCAAAGGTGATATTTATTCGGGTAAAATGCCAGCAAAGCCTTTTATGAAACCTGCAATTGAGAGCGAAAAGCCAAAAATCGAAGAATCAATCAAAAAAATTATAGAGTAATATGGAGGTATGCAAAATGTTATTAATTAAAGATGTACCTCTAGTTAGTTTACAAACAGCACTTTTTAAACTTCTGAAAAACGGTCAGGATGTACCAATATACGGCAGAGTTCCAACAACCGCTAAATTTCCTTATCTAACGGTCGGAGCGGTGACGGCTAAACCTGTCACAATCAAAAACGCGGTATTATGGAATATGTCAATTAATGTTGATGTATGGGGTAATGCTGACGGAAAGTTAGAAGTTAATCAGTGTCTTAATGACATATCAGCCCTTATAACTTACAGGGGCGAATCATTAGAATTACAAAAGTATAAAGTAATAAGTGTAGAGATTGACTTAGTTGAAAGTTTTCCAGCTGCTGACGGTGGCTATCATGGAACGCTTTCAGCTAATTTTAATTTACAACAGATTTAGTTAAAATTACGGAGGTAATAAAATGTTAACAGATACCGAATTGAAAAACCTGCCTGAGAACTCAAATAAATCAGTAGCAGAAGCAGGAAAAGACACCCTCTTAAGTATCAACAAGGGTACGGAAGCAACGCCAGTATGGGTAATCGTTGGTGGACAGCGTAACACGCCGTTAACGAGAAAAGCTAACACACTTGACGCATCTCACAAGACATCAGGCGGTTGGGCGTCTAAAGTCCCTGGCCTTAAAGAGTGGTCAATCTCTTATAGTGGATTGTCCATCATGACGGATGAGGGCTTACAGATTGTTGATTACGCATTCGTTAATTCCAAGCAAGTTAATGTTAAAATCAGCTACAAAAACGGTAGTTACCGCACGGGCTGGGCTTACATTACGGAGTATGATGACGATAATGCACATGATGCAATTTCAACGGTCAAGGTAACTCTTGAGGGTGTTGGAGCAATTTCAGAATTGACTCAGCCAACAGCAACGGAAACGCCAAAAGCATAAACTTAATTAATGATAGAGGGGTAATAATTAAATTATTATCCCTTTATTTTTTTTAGATAAATTAGAATAAATGAGGTATAAAACGATGAAAAAAACAATTGAAATTAAATTGAATAAACAAACTTATGAATTGTGCTATACGATTAAATCACTCGCAATGATGGAAAGATTAATCAATAAATCTATTACTTATATTTTTTCTTCAGGTGTCCAAAACCTTGTAAGACAAGTTAATATTGATTTTACGGTGGCTGGTTTGGTGGCAGGATTGAATCTTAAAAATCAGGATGAGGCTTATGATTTTGTTGATTCTTATTGTCAGGCAGGTGGAAATCTTGACGAACTTAATGGAAAAATAATTGAAGCGGTGGTAGCAACTGGGCTTTTTACGCAGGGGATGGCGCCGAACAATCAGGAACGTGTCCCGAAGAAACAGAAGTAAAAAAAATCGAATCTATGGCAGATTGGATAGAAGCAACGGAAACACAAGCCTATGCGCTTAATATTAAACCTGCTGAATATGAAAATCTGCAACCACAAGAGCTGAGAAAAATTTTTAATGGATACAAAAATAAACAAAAAGATGCAGATTATCGAAAAGCATACTTTTTAAGTTGGCTGGTAAATGTGCAGGTTAAAGAGCAGGTAACACCCGAAAAAATAGCTGACCCGTTATGGGTAACACAGGGAGAAAAAAATAATCAGAAATTACAAGATAGAGATGTACTTTTTAAAGAATTTAATATAGATAATAATGAGCAGGGGTGATTAAATGTCAACAATTTCAGAATTAGTTGTAAAAATTGGTGCTGATTCTTCAGGGCTATCATCATCCCTGAATCAGGCAAAAACGGATATTAATAAAACTTTTGATATTAATCCTATAAACAACATGAATAATGCTATTAATGGGCTTAATAATTCGGTAACTGGACTAATTGGGAAATTTAACGGATTGGTTGGTTTAGCGGCTGGTGGTTTTGGCTTAAATGCATTGGTTGAGGGCGCGGTTAATGCAGGTGCAGGAGTCTATCAGATGGCACAGACCTTACACGCATCAACCGCAGAAGCCGCTGAGTTTAACAGAATATTAAAATTAACTGGAGCAGAAACGCATTTAGCAGAGACCGCTTTTGTTCGATTGGATAAGACTTTTACCAGTTCGGGTGAATCAGGCGATAAGTGCAGGGCAATTTTTCAGGCAGTAGGCGTTTCACTAACAGATGGAAATGGAAAATTAAAACCAATTAACGAGCAATTGGAGTCATTAGCGCAAGGCTATAAAAAAGCCGCAGACGCAGGTTATGGACAGGAATTCATCATGAATACGTTGGGTGCGCGTGGTATGGATTTAGTCAAAACGTTGAAAAATTACAACGAGGCTAAAGAGAATTCTGAAAAAGTTAAAGGAATAGGTCTAGACCCTGCTGAAATGTACAAAGTCCAGCAAGAAATGAAATTAACCGAAATGCAGGCAGGTCAGTTAAAAATTGCTATGGGGTCAATTTTCGTGGACATCTTCAAAGGGTCTAACGGCGAAATTAACAATACGCTTGCAGAAATGGCAAGTTGGATTGCCAAAAATCGTTCTGAAATCGCAGGGACAACAGTCGAGATTTTGAAACTTTTGGCGGCGTATGAAGCCGTAAAAGTTGTGAAAAATGTTGCTGGTGGAATTTCCAATATAATCGGAAAAGCTGGTACTAAATCAACGATGGACGCAGTTAATAATGCGCAAGAAACAGCACTTACAGCACAGCAGGAAAAATCAATTGTTAAACGTCAAGCATTAATCGAAAATGCCGCAAAAAAAGAGGAAGCCGCATATTATAAGACAGTACAGGCAATGGAAGCATCAGAAGCAGAAAAAACGCAGATTTTCACAGACTACTTGCTTAAACGTGAACAGGCGTCAATGGAGGAACAAGCATCTATCAGAGCGTCCATGACTGAAATGTATTTAGAAGCCAACGCGAAAGCAGAAGAATCAGCAGTAGCACAATCTGAATCTTTTAATGCAGTAGCAAGTGCGGCAGAAGAATCAGCGGCTAGAGTTGCAGAAGCTAATGCAAGTGCGGCAGCTTCGGCTGATACGGTGGTAGAGAGTAATGAATTAGTTGTAGCGTCAGAAGAAGAAAAATTAGTAGCAGCAGAAGAATCAGGAGCGGCAGAAGTAGAAGCTGCAACAGAAGCAACCGCCGCCACAGATTTGCAGACGGTTTCAACTGAAACGCAAACAGAAGCAACCATAACGCAAGGGTCAGAAGCAGAAATAGCAGGGGAAAAAGGCGTGATTGCGGCAAATGATACAACAGCCGCCACGGAACTAGAAACAACTGCGACCGAAACGCAGACAACTGCAACCATCACCGCTGGAAACGAAGCCACATTAACAGGCGGTAAAGCAGTAACCGCTTGTGCAGAAGCAACAACGGCAACAAAAATATGGACAAGTGCAGTTATGTTGTTACGTTCATCATGGTTATTAGTTGCTTATGCAACATACGAAGCAGTAAGAGCAATGATTTCATATAATAAGGCACAAGCGGAAAAGCTAACATCCAATGACGGTGTTGATTATACTGTTGGCGATACCCATTATGTGCTCAAGAACGGTGATTTTTACGAAGCGGAGTATACTACAGAAACACGGACCGACAAACAAGGTTTCGAACACGATTATACATATAAATCAGGGTTGTCTTCTGAGGCTGTTGACCGTAGTTCTGACACGTTCGATGCTCTTAACACTCAATATAACGACGCACACCAAAATGACGAAGACGTGCAAGCACTTTACGAAAAGCAAGCCGCTGACAAACGCATGAAAGAGCAAAATGATAAATTAAAGGAATTAATGGCCAGCTTTCAACCTAATGTCGGAAATGGTGGCGGTCACGGTGGTTCAGGAGCAGGAGCATCAGCACCAGCCGCGCAAAAACCAGTAGAAGTTGATGTCCCAATCGGTGAGGTTGCGGTGGAATATGCCAAAGCCCAAAATGGTAATGATTGGAAAGATTACTCTTACGGGAACAATGACGGCGCAGGTTGGTGTGATAGTTTTATGGCGGCAATGTACAAAGCCGCAGGAATTGGGAACATTGGTGGAATATCGACAGCATCATCAACAATTAACGATGCGGCATTTAAGGCCGCTAATGCATATCACCCAGCAGGGGATGGATATCAGCCCCAAAACGGCGACTTAGTAGATTTTCCAAAACACGTGGGTATGTACTATAACGGTAATGTAATATCACGTCAATCAGGCGGTGTCAAAATCGCAACGTTGGAACAGGCTAATGATTGGTTTGGGGGCATACAGGGTTATGGTTCAGTTGCAGAAGCTACAGGCGGTTTAACGGTAAAACAAACTGTCGATAAAGACGGAAAAGTGATGGAGGACGCCGCAAAAAAACTTGCAAAAGCAAAAGAGGACGCTTCCAAACTATTTTCAACGATGGCTAATACCATCTTAGATGAAGACGAAACAGAATATCAGTCAGGTATGCGCAAGGTTAATAATGACGTGCGTTCTAAACAACTCGAAATTAATAAATATAAAACCGCTGGTGTTGACGTAACAGCACTAGAAAAAGAATTAGACCTGTACAAGAAAACGTTGGATAAAAAAGTGGTCGAAAAATGGCATGAAGCATGGTTCAAAATCAAGGATGATACACGACAAGCATTAGATGCAATTACTTATAATTATGAGGATGCCGCTAATACTCAATACGCAACACAGCAAAGAGCCTTAGAAAAAGAAAAAAAGGAACGTCTGAAAGACATCCAGCAATCAAACAAAGATAAAGTTGCTAAATTAGCTGTCGAAAAATGGTATAATACTGAGTTATTGAAATTGCAGGATGAGCGTAATAAAGCAGTAAGGGAATCACACGATAAATATATTAAATCATTAGCAGAAGATGGTAATTATCTAAAAATAATAACGGATTTAAAATACCATCCTGATAGGCGACAGAACGATATGAACATAAAAGCGCAAAAAGATATTGCGTCAGAATACATTAAGATATGGGACGCCGCGCATACAACTATTGCCGCTAATATATCATCAGTAACAGACACGTTATATGGTTCATTAACTGACAGCATTAATGGTTTTATTTCAGGTACTAAGGGCGCAATGTCAATTGTTCATGATTTCGGCAACACGATTATTAAGGAAATGGAACGTATAGCCGCGCAACAGTTAGCAGGTCAGATATTATCTACAATGATGGGTAGTTGGTTTACGGCTCCAACAAAAGGGATGAACCACTCATTAACTCAATCAACCTATCAAAAATTCATGCCTAGCACAGATTTTTTAAATACATCAAAATCTGCCACTAGTGGGAGCAACAACTATAAATTTAAAGTAAAGGCTTTTGCAACTGGTGGTATTGTAACAGCCCCAACGTTAGGGTTAATCGGCGAAACAGGAACAAGGGAGGCAGTCGTTCCACTCACAGATTCAAATCTTAAAGCAATGGGTGGTAAATCGTCAGGCGGTGTTGTTGTCAACATTACCAACAATTCAGATTCCAAACCGCGCGTTGCATCATCAAGATACGATGAGGGTCTTAATAAAACTGTACTTGATATAGTTATTGACGGAGCATCACGCAATGTGGGAGGTTTTTCTACCAACCTAAAGACAGCACTTAAATAATTTTTTCATGGAGATAGGCACAAAAGTCTATCTCTTTTTTTTATACCTAGAATGTGTCAACTAGTTTTCAAAATGGCACGTCTGAGAGCTTACACAAGCGGTTTTATTTACTTGCACAGACAAGTTATTATGTATGATTTTGAAACGCTTAAAACGAGCGTCAGGACGCTTAAAATAAATTGAGTCTAATATCTATACAATTAAAACGATGAAAACAGCCAAAATCAAATACCATACCATAGTTTAATCAATATCTTGTTATTCAGAAATTATATAAATCTATATATAGAATTAAAATCATAGAAATCATGAAAAAGAGTATTACTTATAGAGCAATAAATATAAGGGGTGAATATACATGTTAAGATTTCCCGATATTGAACCTAACACTAGCAACGCTGACGGTTGCGGCGATTCCTATAAAATATCAATAAAAGATAGTACAATTACAACTACTGACGATTCAGGATTTAAACATACAAGACCGCGCACAACGAGAATGATTAAAACTTATACATTTTCATGGACGGCGTTATCAGATGATGATTTTGAAGAAATACAGATATTTTTTGCTAAAGTTGGAACATATCAAAGTTTCAAATTTGATAATTGGATTGACGAAAAAACTTATATTGTTAGATTTGCTGAATCAATGACAGATTGGCAATATAACCATCCGTATGGGTGGACGGGTACACTAAAATTCGAAGAAGTATAGGGGTGAAAATAGATGAAAGTATGGAGTCAAGTCGCAACACTCGCCAAAAATAGTTTAGCTAATGACGGCGCGTTTTTGGTTTTCATGGAAATTGATTACCCTAATTTAGAATCAATTAGATTAGTTAGAAATACAGAAGACGTAACATGGAAAAAACAATTATGGACAAGATTTCCTTTTACATTGGATACATCGACAGAGGACGGGAAAACAATTCCATCATTAACGGTGCAGGTCTCCAATTGCGAAGGAATATTACAGACATATTTACAACGTTACAATGGATTGTGTGATGCAGAAGTTAGAATTATGGTTGCATACTCAAAAAATCTAAGCAACCCTAATCCTGAGTTTGAGTTGGATTATCTAATTCAATCTACCGCATACGATGAGCAATGGTGCAAATTTACTTTATCAGCTAGTTCGGAACTGACAAATAGATTTCCGATAGGAAAGTATATTGCAGATTTTTGTCCGTTTCGTTGTGGTGACGTGAGATGCGGATGGACTGGCAAAGAAACGTGTATTAATACGCTGGAATCTTGCAAAATCCCGACACGTTTCGGTGGTGAGCCTGGAATGACATCAAGTAGGTGATAATATAATGAAATATGATGATTTAATTGGTATACCATTTGTTGATGGTGGACGCGATAAAAACGGTTATGACTGTTTTGGGTTAGTTTTAGAACTGTTAGAACGTCAGGGTTATGACATACAGGATTACGATATATCAGCTTTTGATTTAATAAGCATAAACGGAGAATTAACCAAACAGCAGGAAAAATGGACTAAATTAGATAATCCAATAACAGGATGTGTTATTTTGCTTGCTAATGGTTGCACGGCAGACGCTAACCACATTGGAATTGTAATTGATGATTATAATTTCATCCATTCTTATGCTTATTCAGGCGTGTGTATAAGCAAAATAAAAAGGTGGAAATCACATATATTAGGGTATTATTTACCGCCAAAAATATATAAGAGAGGTGAAAATAGTTGATAGAAATCATAAATATAGAAAACCCTTTTGAGCCAAAAATTAATAACAGAACTGAATTAGTATATTTGGGTACGGAACTTAAAAATTATACTGGCGATGTAACAGGAAAAGACGTATTTCTTGACGGGGAAAAACTAGAAACCATTGAAAATGTAATCCCTACAGACAATTCACAGATTGTTATTACACCACATATTGCAGGTGGTGGGTTGAAAAGTATACTAGGCAGTATTGCTATGATTGCTCTGAGTGTATACACTGGCGGTATTGTTGGTGGTGCATGGGGTGGGATTTTTAAAGCTGGGCACTTAATCACGTATTTGGCCGCTGGTGCAGTAATGTATCTAGGTGGCAGGATTATTAACAGCATTTTCCCTCAGCAAACCGCTAATTACAGTGATAATCAATCAAGTCAAACGTATGGATGGGATTTGCCGACTATTTCAACGGTCGAAGGTGGCGTGATTGGCGAAACATACGGTACGTGTATACCACAAGCTCAGTTGCTCGAAGAACACGTCGAGACAGCAGACGACGGAAAACAATACCTTAATTTATTGTATTGCGGTGGATATGGCCCAGTTGACGAAATCACAGACATTCGCATTGATTCAACACCAATTGATTGTTTCCAAAATGTGCAGATTGAAAAAAGATTAGGCACGAACGACCAAGAGCCTATTTCATTTTTTAAAGATACGCCAGTAGACCAAAGTGTTCAAATTCAATTAGACGAAAAAAGCGAAATAATTAGAACTACTGATAGCACAAGAGCATCAAGTTTAGAAGTAACATTAGAATGGTCTAATGGATTATATCATCTTAATAACGATGGTAATTATGAATCAGCATCAGTTAAATTTGATATTTTCTACCGCAAAACGGGCACGTCAGATTGGACATTAGTTAATCATTACACCGAAACCAATTCAACAGGCGATGGATTCCGAAAATCATATAAGTGGGTAGTATCAGACCAGTCAAGATATGATGTCAAAGTGGTTATGACAAGTAAGCCATCAGGAACTAGATATATGACATCAACAACATGGTCGCTGTTAACAGCTTACAATTCAGGGGTTTATAATCGCCCTAATAAAGTATTAATTGGACTTAGAATATTAGCAACCAATCAATTATCAGGTGGTATACCTAATCTTAATTGGAGACAGACAAGAAAAACAGTATATGTGTATAATCCTAATCTTAATCAGTATCAGGAAAAATCTGCACAAAATCCAATATGGGCGTGTTACGACATTCTACATGGTTGTAAAAAAATAAGAAATATCAACACGAATCAAGATGAATATGTTGTAAGCGGATGCAAGCATGAACACCTAGATAAGTATTTTGAACAATGGTGCGTATCTGCTGATTATGCAGATGAATTAATTAAAAATCACGACGGGCAGATGGAAAAAAGATATCAGTTCGATGCATTTTATGACACATCGCAAAAACGTTTTGATGCCGCCACCAAAGCCGCTAATATCGGTCACTCAGCAATTATCATTCATGGCGTTGATTATGGTATTGTAACGGACAAACCAGCAACAATGACGCAGGTATTTTCAGAAGGTCGGACAACTTTATCATCAATTAATGGCACGTTCACGGCAAAATCAGAACGAGCACACTCTATAGAAGTTACTTATAATGATTCGCAGAATGATTTTAAAAATACTCAGTTTACATTGAGAAGCGATGATTATCTGAAAGATAAAGACGGTCAGGATAATACTGCATCATTGCAATTGTTCGGCGTTAGTCGTAGGTCTCAGGCATACCGTGAAGCAGTAACAGCACTTGCAACGAACGAAAGACAGCTACAATTTGTGGAATTGTCAACAGACATTGACGGGTTAGTTGCTGAGTATGGTGATGTCGTAGGGTATTCCCACACAGTTTCAAGGATTGGCGTTGCATCAGGTAGGCTTTTGAACGTAAAAGATAATGTTATCCAATTGGATAAAAAAGTAGAATTGAATAAAGACAAAAGCTATGAAATCTATTTTACACTGAAAAATGATAGATTAGTAAAAAAAGAAATTGTTGCAGTTGATGGAGAAACAGATAAATTAACCGTAAGCGTTCCTTTTTCATCAGACGAAATACCTGAACAATACGATTGTTATTCGTTGGGTGAGACTAATAAAGCGGTTAAACCGTACAGAATTGTGTCTGCATCAAGAGATGGTGATTTTCTTGTAAAATTGAAATTAGCTGAATATGACGAGTCAATCTATGCAACGGAATTAGATTATAGCAATTATCCCGATATTGATTATACCAACTCAGACGATTTGTATATTGATGTAATCAATCAAATAAAAGCGGAAGAAACAATATCTAATATCAATGGACATATAACCTCTGATGTTAACCTTAATTGGACTGCAATCAACAGCAAAAAAGCACAAGGATTTCAAATAATTGTCACCAATGATAAAAATGATAATGCTGAAATATTCACGACGAATAATAATTATTATGTATATAAAAACGCAAAAATAGGTACAACATATACATTCGTTGTGCGTACAAGATATGATGGTTTTTCAGTCGGAAGCAAACAGACAACGTTGAAAATTCGCGGTAAAATAGAATGTCCTCCTGACATTACTGGATTCCGTGCAATTATTGATGACCTTGAAAAATATAAAGCAACGCTGATATGGGATGCACTAACAATCAAAGACCTAGATTATTATAAGATAATGGTCGCAGATAAAGAATATCATACATCAGCTAATACAATTGTGATTCAGTCAGCGGTTGATAGTCCAACGGTTTCAATTGTTGCAGTTGACAAGTCGGGAAATGCGTCAGAACATCCTGCAATATTAGTTGTAAATATTACAAGCAAACCACCTGATAAAGTTGAAAATATTAGATTAATAAAAGCAACTGATGGTTATATTGTTAGTTTCAATGCAGTTGAAAATGCAGATTACTACGAAATACGTACAGACGCTAATGCTGGTAACGAAACAGGATTATTATGTCGGTCACTAACTACTAGTTGCGCGGTCAAATTACCTGCAAGAACAGGAACATTGCACATTTTAGCAAAAAATATAGTCGGTGTGTATTCTCCTGATTCTTCAGTTAATTGGAATTATGACAGACCTGTTGTATCAGCAAAAGAAACAAAAGTATATGTGGTATTAACTAATCTAGTCATTGAATCAACGATGCCTGAAAATGCGGAAAAAATGTTAATTAAGGTAACGGGCGTAAATCATACGGAACGCATATATTTTTCCAATTCGGGAGATTTTTCTACAGCGTTAGAGCCTGATGTATATACTGTTAATATCGCTTATGCTGATGAATGGGGACAGGGCGATTGGTCTACCGATTACACACTAACAGTAAAAGCAACATTTGACCCTGCATGGATTCAGGACGCAAGCATTTCAATTGGAAAAGTAGACGCAGAAGTAAAAACAGCTATAGACGCAGGGAAAATTGCACAAGACTCAATAACACAAGTAGTCGCTAATCTTAATAAAGACCCATCAAAATCCACTTACTCTGCATTAACGCAACTTAATGACGGTCTTAATTTACGAGTAGTCAAGGGTGACGTTATTAATCAGATTAATTTGACGGCACAGGGTACAACGATAGATGGCAAATATCTACATATTACAGGCACAACGCAATTTGACGATAATGTGATTGTCAATCGAATGATACAGTCCAATGCGGTCACGGCAGACAAGATTAATGTATCATCATTATCTGCATTATGCGCGACAATCGGTACATTGCGTACTGCAACATCAGGGGCACGCGTAGAGATTGCCGACAATCTCATTAAAGTGTATGATGCTAACAATCAACTACGAGTAAGGATGGGGGTATGGTAATATGAGCCAAGGACTTCAAGTATTTAATTCGAGTGGAAATTTAATTCTTGATACTGGCACGCGCGTATTTAAAGCGTTGGGCGAGTTTTCGTGTTCTCCTGATTTGCCTAAAACCTATCACGACGACAATATTAAGGGCAAAAAAATAGCATTATTCCTAAAAAAAATTGATGTTATTACTGACGGGTGCAATTTTGCTAATACATTTCCTGTGCGTATGACAATTAACAATCAGACAGGGGACATTACATGGGATTATATGACAATGAGCCATATTAATTCGTTTGTTCCTCCTGACACTAGATATAATACAACGTATATATACGGGTGGTATGCATAATGAGTACATATTTTGAAAGCATAATGGACGACGGGTCAACCGTACAGATAACAGATAATTATGAGTCAATGTGCGTCAAGCGTACAGGCAGTTTTTCAGCTAATCATAATAATGGTTATGTCACTTGTGTGGCGTTAGAAGCAGATGAAATTTTTGTGGGATTCCGTTGTGAAAATGCAATATTATATATTTCTCCTATTGTGTCATGTGGTGGCAAGCGTGTATGTTACGTAACCTGTAGTAATGATTCAGTTATTTCATATTTTACTGCGTCACTTTACGCGTCAATCATGAAACCATCAACAAGCTCATACGGATTAGAAATATACGACGCGTCAGGTAATGTGGTATTTTCAAGTAATCAACAAGCGCGGTCAACAATTATTGACCATCAACACATTAACTGTTCAGTTAGAGATTTGGGCAGTAACAATCAGTTATTATATACGCAATCCAATGTTAATTGGGGGAATTATGCTATTGCAGATAATGGACATAGGTATGTAGTATCGTATGAATCACCATGGCAGACACCAGCCGTTAGCACGCCACTGGGTAGCAACTATGGCTGGAAAAGTCATGTATATATTAATGCGGCAGGTTATGATTTTAGCAACGGTCAGATTAAGACACAAGCAAAAGTATCAACGCTAATTATTAATACAGTAGATAGTGATGGAGTGGGGTTTAATGGTAGCGATGGAATAGAAATTACGACTTGCACGATGCGGTTGTACCACTTGCAAGACATAACTGGAAATAATGACGGTGATTGGACGCAATTACAATCAACGGGGTTAGTATGGATTAAAGAGATTATGATTAGATACGGTATTACATGCTTAGACTATGATTTCAATGTGGTTGATTTATTAAAATAAGAGGTGATTGAGAAATGGGGATAGAATCAGGAGTAGCAATTATTACGTTAATCTGTTCAGGTTTTTACTGGTTGATAATTAAGCCATTACGAGATAGTATTCTTGATTTGGCAAGATTGATTAAAGAAATGAGAGCAGACTTAAAAGAAGAATCAGAGAAACGGCAAGGCGTAGAAATCAGATTATCAGTCGCAGAGGATTCACTTAAAAACGCGCACCATCGTTTGAGTAAAATAGAGGACGAAATAAAGTAAGAAACTGAGCAGGGAAATAAATCCCTGCTTTTTAATTAAATGAGTGGGTGATTTTATTTGATTGAAAAAATAAATAAATTTTGTATATGGGCTGAATCTAATCTTAAATCTATATTGATTTTATGCAGTATTGTTATGATTACTTTTATCGCGCTTGTGTTGTTTAGTTGGCTTTTTGGCTATTTTGCAAATGGCTTATATTCATATAAGTTTGACTTGCAAAGCTGTTGGGGTGGTCTAACGGCAGTTATAACTGGCATAGGGTCAATATTGACAATAGCAGGGGTTAATTTAGTTCATAAATACATCGATAGCAAATATAATTCAGAGCTGGGGCAGATGCCAAAGGATGCAGGAGGGGAAAGAAAAATGTTAAAAGTGGACGACGGTAATATTACACTAACACGCGGAGATACGGCGGTCATAGATTTGGATATCAAGGTTAACGGTCGGCCTTATGATTTTAATCAAAGTGACAAAATTATTTTCTCGATGAAAGAGTCTTATGACGACCAATCATATATAATGCAACGACAATTAACTAATCATCTATTGACTTTTTCACACACAGATACTAACAGCCTAGAAGCTGGAACGTATGTATATGATGTGCAATTAAGTTTTGCGGACGGTCAGGTGGTCACTTATGGGCCATATAAACTTAAACTTGTCAATGATGTTACTAGAGATTAATGAGGTGTTAGACATATGGATATATCAACAATGAAAACAATCACGATTGACGCGCAGATTGCCGCCAAAGGTGACAAGGGAGAAAAAGGCGACCAAGGTATTCAGGGCGAAAAAGGGGAAAAAGGCGACCAAGGAATTCAAGGTATAACAGGAAAGTCAATCTACGATGTAGCAAAGGAAAATGGATTTACTGGAACGGAAGCTGAATTTATTGCAAGTTTAAAAGGTGAAAAGGGCGAAAAAGGAGATAAGGGGGATAAAGGCGACCAAGGTATACAGGGAGAAAAAGGCGACGCAGGAAAGTCAATCTATGAAACTGCTAAATCTAACGGATTTGCAGGGACAGAAGCAGAATACCTTGCAAGTCTAAAGGGTGAAAAGGGCGAAAAAGGGGATAAAGGTGACACAGGTGCAACTGGTACGGTAGATATGACCAACGTCTACAGCAAGACCGAAATAGATGCAAAATTAGGCGACGTAGAATCTGTTTTAAAGGCAATAGTGGGGTGATTATATGGCAACAATATCAGATTATTTAACGAGTATTAATGACAGCAAAAATAAAATCAAGACAGCAATTAAAAATAAAAAAGTGGCTATTGACGATACAACTCCATTGGCTGATTATGCAGGAAAAATTGACGGAATTAAAGCAGAAGACAGTGTATCAGCGTCAGCGTTAGCGGCAATGATACAACGTGACGTAACATCTATTACTATTCCTGATTCTATAACGTCAATCGGGAATAATGCATTTGAAGAATGGTACGGCTTAACAAATGTGACCATACCTAATTCAGTAACTTCTATAGGGGAGCGTGCTTTTTATAGTTGTGGCTTAACCACTATAACTATACCTAATTCTGTTAAGGCAATAAAAAATTATACTTTTGTTGCTTGCAATAAATTAACAAATGTGACCATACCTAATTCCATTACTAGTATAGGATATGGTGCTTTTAATGGTTGTATTCGTTTAACGTCAATTACTATACCTAATTCTGTAACGTCAATACAGGATTATGCTTTTAATAATTGTACTAGTTTAACTTCTATAACAATTAATAAACCTAAAGATTCTATTACAGGCGCACCATGGAAAGCACCTTCTACGTGTACTATTGTGTGGAATGGATAACTTTTTGTATTTGTATATAGTTTTTAAAATGGAACGTCTGAGAGTCATTTCAGGCGTTTCTTTTTACTTACACAAGTAAACTATCATGTACAGAATAAAACCGCTCAGAAACGATTGTGGAGCGTTTCACGGGATTGAGTCTAATATCAGGTCAATTATATGGGCAAAAACGCTTAAAATCAAATACCATAGTACAATGTAATCAATATTTAGTGTTTTATCAATTATATAAATCAATATGTAGAAAAAGAGTGTTACTTATAGAGAACAAAAAACTATAAGCGAGATGATTTAAAAAATGTATGAAATATATAATGATGATTGTTTGACAAAAATGAAAGAACTGCAAGATGAATCTGTGCAATTAATACTAACTGACCCACCTTATGCATCTACAGAATGCGGATGGGATAGGCTACCTAATTTAGATTTACTTTTTCAAGAGTGGAAACGAATATTGACTAAAAATGGTAGCATAGTCATGACTATGGCGTTCCCTGCTGGGATTAAATTTCTTAATGCAGGTATTGACATATTCAGGTATGATGCCGTATGGTGCAAAAATAACAAAACAAATTTTGTTAATGCTAAAAATAAACTGATGCGCCAACACGAAAATATATTTGTTTTTTCTAAAGGAACGACAGCAAATGGGTCACAAAATAAAATGATATACAATCCGCAAGGATTGATAGAGGTTAACCAACAAAAAGTGTGTAAGTTGGTTAATTCTAGGTTTGGTATTCGTAATAACTATTTTAATAATGAATATGTGCAAAAATATACTAATTATCCATCAACACTAATTAATATTGCACAACGTAAAAATAAAACAAAGCATAATACAGAAAAGCCTGTCGAGCTTT